AGGATGCAGCATCGGATCGCATAGCTGCATTAGAGCAGCGCATACGAGAAATGAACGAAGCATTCAGCCGCGCCACCTTCCCTCGCGCACCGCAGCAATTGGCGCATGCCAGTTAACCCAAAGTCGGTAGCCAATCTCGTCCCGTTCAAGAGCGGAGAGACAGGCAACCCAGGGGGAAAGCCCAAGGCTACTCGCAATCGCTTACAGGGAGCATTCCTCAGTGCTCTAGCGGACGATTTCGACGCTCACGGCAGGCAGGCAATCGTTAATTGCCGCGAGAAAGACCCAATGGGTTACGTCAAGGCAGTCGTCGCTTTGATGCCAAAGCAGTTCGAGCAATCGACGCCTATGGAAGATCTTACAGATGCAGAGATCGTTGCCGGTATCGCCCTCCTTAGAAGCCAGCTTGCTAACAGCGCTGGAGAAGGAGCTGCAGAGGCGCCAGAGCCACAATCGCTTAACTGACTACCGTCCGTATCCAAAGCAGGTCGAGTTTCACAATTCAGGCATAGCGTTCAGAGAGCGCATGTTGATGGCCGGCAACCAGTTGGGTAAGACCCTGGCTGCGGCAAATGAGACAGCCATGCACCTCACTGGGCTATATCCGGACTGGTGGCGGGGCAAGAGATTCGATAAGGCGGTGCGCTGGCTTGCTGGATCTGAGTCTGCGGAGCTCACGCGCAAGGGTGTTCAAAGATTGCTCCTTGGCCCTCCTGAGAATGAGGCGCAGTGGGGCACGGGGACAATTCCAAAATCTCATTTGGTTGATTGGTCACGCAGACAGGGTGTACCTGATGCGGTGGCCTCAATCATCGTCCGTCACGTCACTGGCGATATCTCGAGTATCCAGCTCAGCACGTACGATCAGGGCCGCACCAAATGGCAGGCCGATACGGTTGATGGGGTTTGGTTCGATGAGGAGCCGCCTGAGGACATTTACTTCGAGGGCTTAACTCGTACCAATGCCGTGGTTGGTCCTGTCTATACGACATTGACGCCACTCCTAGGCATATCGAGCGTAGTGAAGCGCTTCTACCTTGAAGGGCGTTCCGACACGCATTTGACGATGATGACCATTGACGATGTGGCGCATTACTCGGATGCGCAGCGTGCGGCGATCATTTCAAGCTATCCAGAATTTGAGCGTGATGCCAGAACCAAGGGTATTCCGCAATTAGGGAGTGGCCGCGTGTTTCCAGTCAATCAAGACGACATCAGTTGCGATGCCTTCCCTATTCCTGATCACTGGCCACAGATCATCGGTATGGACTTTGGCTGGGATCATCCTAGCGCCGCGGTGCGGCTTGCTTGGGATAGAGACAATGATTGCTTGTATGTCACTGCTGCGCATAGAGCGCGTGAGCAGACACCCGTGGTGTTTGCAGCATCGGTTAAGCCATGGGGCGCATGGATACCGGTGGCCTGGCCGCATGACGGCCTGCAGCACGACAAAGGCTCGGGTGAGCAGCTTGCCGCTCAATACAGAGCGCAGGGGCTTAATTTACTCAAGGTGCGAGCCACTTTCGAGGATGGTACGAATGGGCTCGAGGCTGGAATAGCTGAGATGTTAGACCGCATGCAAACCGGTCGTCTCCAAGTCTTCTCGCACCTTGCCCCCTGGTTTGAGGAGTTCAACATCTATCACCGTAAGGAGGGGCTGATTGTGAAATTGAATGACGATCTACTGTCAGCCACTCGCTACGGGATGATGATGCGCCGGCAGGCCAAGGTTCAAGTGACCAAGGTCACGACTGTGCCGCCATTGAATAACTCCATGCGCAGGACCGGCAACAGTTGGATGGGCGGATAGTTGCCAAGCATCCCTGAGCGAGAAAACACCCCAGCCACGACTGATGCGGCGATCTTCGAGGAGCTGTGCGATCGCTTGCGTGTTGCTATGGAAGCGGAGGGCGAGAATAGGGGTAAGGGCATTGAGTGCTTGGAGTTCCTAGACGGCCATCAGTGGGACGATGATATCTACAATCAGCGAAAGATCGCCCGTAGACCGTCCCTCACCATCAATCACACCCGCACCTTCCGTAACCGGGTGGTTAATAACATGCGCCAGCAGCGGCCGCGCATCAAAGTGCACCCCGTGGGTGATGGGGCTGATGTCGATACGGCAGAGATAGTGGGCGGGATTATCCGCCACATCGAGAACCTATCCACCGCTTCGGTTGCCTATGACACAGGCGGGGCGAGTTCGGTAGACATTGGTTGGGGCTATTGCCGGCTAGTAGCTGATTATATAGATGAGAAGTCGATGGATCAGGAAGTGATGATCTTGCCCGTGCGCAACACCTTCACGGTGTACATGGACCCAGGGGCGACGATGCCAGCAGGGGAAGATGCAGAGTGGGTGATCATCACCGAGAAGATGAAGAGATCCGAATACCGGCGTCAGTATCCTGATGCGGATAACGTCGAGTTCATCAGGTCAGGCACTGGCGATAATATCGCTCAGTGGGAGACGAAGACTGAGATCAGGCTTGCCGAGTACTACAGGGTTACTCGAAAGACTGAGCGGCTGTATGTATTGCAGGACGGTTCCACCGCATTTGCGGGGGATTTAAAGCGCGCAGGTATTGCTACTGATCATCCCATCATTGTGGGCTCACGCATGAGCTTCAGGCGGGCGATCGAGTGGTACCGGGTCAATGGCCGCTCTATCGTTGAGCACCGCTCTATCGATGGTGAGGGAGACAAGGGGCCTATTCCGGGTGAGTGGATACCGGTTATTCGCTTTGAGGGCAATGTTCTGGATTTGAACGGCCGGGTTAAGCGCAAGGGCATGATCGAGGATCTGATCGGCCCTGCGCAGATGTTCAACTACTGGCGCACTGCGGAGACTGAGCAGTTGGCCTTAGCCTCAAAGGCACCCTGGGTTGGTCCGAAAGGCTTTAGGGATGGGCATCCTGAGTGGAACGATGCCAATCAGACGCCTTATTCAGCCCTTGAATACAACATCGTCACCATTGAGCAGCCGGATGGAACAAAAACCCCGCTCGGTCCTCCACAAAGACAACAGGCGATTGAAGTACCTGCTGGATTTGTACAGGCAGCCCAATCAGCGCAGCAAGATCTCATGGCCGTGGCGGGTATGCCGCATGAACCCGGGGCAGATACGGCGGGTTCCGTCGTCTCTGGTATCGCATTACAGAAACGTCAAGCGCTCTCCGACATAGGCCATTACCAGTACTACGATAATCAGACCCAAGCGATAGCCCAGGTCGGTCGGGTCATATTAGGTTGGATCCCGTACTACTACTCAACCAAGCGTATGCAGAGAATCATCGGGGAAGACGGCGTTCCATCGATGACGGCTATAAACCAGCCTGAACAAGGGCCTGATGGGATCAACACGGTTAAGAACGATTTATCGGTAGGCCGATACGATGTGGTGATGGATACAGGCCCAGGATATGACACGAAGCGTCAAGAGGGCGCTGAGTCGATGATTGCCTTGATGGCAACTCCTATGGGCAAGGAAGTGGCGCAGAAGGGTGCGGACATCGTGCTTCGTACCTTTGACTGGCCAGGTGCTGATGCATTGGCCGATCGGATGATGCCGATGACCCCGGATAACATCAAAGAGACGGTTAAGGACTTGCCTAAGAAAGCGCAAGGGATCGTCCAGGCGATGGCAGGTCACATTCAGCAGCTCGAAGCGAAGGTGCAGGAGCAGGCTACAGAAATTAAGTACAAGACGGCCATTGAGCACGGTTGGATGCAGGTTGAGCGCGAGAAGACGAAAGAGCGCCAGAGCGCCGATGTTGCCAACAATGAAACCAAGCAGATCGACACTCATGTCAGAGCGATCACGGCCCATAACGTGGCTGAGATTCAGGCTGGCGCTGAGATCATGGGTAAGCATCAGGACGCAGGGTACGAGTCTATTGCCCGCAAAGAGATGGAAGAGGCAGCAACCCGGGCCGCCAAGACTGTTCAGTGAAGGATAGGTATAGGAGAGGCGCAGCCAATCCGTCCTCCAGGTTAGATGAGCCGATGGTGCGATTTATTCGCGAATCTGAGCTTCAGGGCATTGAGCTTGCCGAGAAGTTCAAAGTGACGCCATCCGCCATCTCGCAGATCCGCACGCGCAAGGTCTGGTCTCACATAGTTTAAACCGCACTGGCCGGCTGCCAGGGTTAGCGCCTAACGGCGAGGAATAGTCATGGGCAAAGTAGTCACGGGTCAAGGCATGCAGGCCTTTGTTGAGACAGGCGCGCACGAAGTTATCAAGCCTGACCGACAGAAAAAGGAAAAGGAAGCCCCGGCTCTTGAGGCCGTGAAGCCAGCTACCGAGGTCACGGATATCAAGGAAGAACCCAAGGATGAGGATACCGGCCTTGAGGCTGAGGACAATGATCTTGCCGAACGTGCTCAGAAGCGCATCAACAAAAAGCACAAGGAGATGCGCCAAGCTGAAGCGTTGGCAAAGAAGCTACAAACAGAATTAGACGACTCGGAGAGCTTCTCCAAGTCACAATTTGATCGCGCTCGCATGGCTGAGGAAAAACTCACCACGCTCGAGAGCCAATTAACCGATTTACGTTCAAAGGCCACGGTTGCCGAGGTTCCCAAGAACCAAAAGCCGGATGCGAAGGACTTTTACAATGAAAAGGGTGAATTTAAAGCGTTTGAATACGCGGAAGCATTGAGCAGTTACTCAGCCACCAAGGCTGTGGATGATGATCGCAAACGCCAAGCTGATGAGCGTACGAAAGCCGAACAGAATCTAGTCATCAAGGCCTTTGAGGCCCGATTAGAGAAGGCGCGTGAGAAATATCCGGACTTCAAAGAAGTCGTGGGTAAAGCGGACGTTAACGTCCCGCCGTACATCCAGCAGTACATGGTCGAGAGCGATTTCGGTGGTGATCTTGGGTACTACTTCGCCAAGAACCCCGACGTATTCGAAGCGTTGACCAAGCTCTCTCCAATCAAAGCCATCGCTGCGATCGGGAAGCTGGAAACGCAATGGGAGAAAAAGGAACCGACTCCAAAAGTGGAGACCCCTGTAATCCCAAAAGCTGGAGCACCCGCACCCATTAAGCCCCTATCCGGTGGACAAGGGACTGTACAAACAGACCCTGCCAAAATGGACTTTCAGCAGCTACGCGCTTTTCGCAGACAGGAGAAGTTAGACAAGCGTCGATGATGAGTTGGTGCTCCTAAAACAAACCCTTTTAGGAGTCTTTTTCAATGGCTAATAACCTGCTTACGATGTCCTACATCACCAACGAGGCGTTGGTTGTGTTGGAAAACGAGCTGGTCATTGCAAATCGGGTCGAGCGTCAATACTCAAACGAGTTTGCGCAGACCGGTGCAAAGGTCGGCAACACTGTTTCAATCCGTCGCCCCCCCCGTTACCTGGGAACTTATGGTCCCCCGCTGAACGTCGAGGACTCGAACGAAACCTTCTCCACCGTCGCATTGAACTATCAGTTCCATGTGGACGTTCAATTCACGACCCAAGATCTTGCCCTCTCGATGGACATGTTCAAGAAGCGCATTCTGCGCCCGCAGATCGCCGCGGTTGCAAACCGTATCGATTCCGACACGGCTCAGTATTGCACCTTGAACACGGCCGGCTCCTTAGGCACGCCTGGCGTTCAGCCGGCGAGCTATAAGATCTTCTCCGATGCTCGCGCTGTGTTGGCATCTGAGGCATGTCCGACCGAAGGGGATAAGAATTGCATTCTTGATCCGATCTCGATGTCGGCTGCTACCGATGCGGTGAAGGGGTTGTTCAACCCGCAAGCCTCCATCTCGGAATACAACGAGAAGGGCATGGTTGCGAAGAACTTTGCGGGCCTAGACTGGTTTGAGGATCAGAACATTCTGTCCTTCACCACGGGTGCGCAAGGCGGTACTCCCACGGTCGCCGCAGGGCCTGTAGGTACGGCGTTGCTTACGACTGGCTGGTCATCTTCGGGAACTCTTGAGACGGCAGGCTGGAGCAATAGCACGGGTGTGGTGAAGGTCGGAGACATCATCCAGATCTCGGGTATTTTCCCGGTCAACCCGCAGAACCGCACTCAGTACGGTCGGACCTTGAAGCAGTTTGTTGTGTTGCCGCCCGGTGGCTTCTCAACGCCGCCGAATGGTTCAGCGACCACGGGTATTTACTATGCCCCGGCGTCTTTGACCA